TTATTATACATTTTACTTAATACACGATCTAAAGAAGTTTGCTTTCTATTTTGTGCATACTTTAGATTGATCTTTTTATCTTCCATTTCTGGATTGTGAGAAATAGGCTCAGCAGCTGGAGCTTTTGATAACTCTTGCTTTACTTTCTCCTCAACTTTTTCAAAATCTTCTTTTTCTCCCATTTTAGATTTTAAATCTGCAATAGCGTCTTCAAGATTTTTAATTCTTTTTTCCATACCAGCCCAGTCATAAACAGCAGCTTCTTCATCTAACTCCTCTTTTTCTTCTATTTGATCTTCTTTTTGTGGTACGTCATCAGAAACAACTCTATAATCTGCAATGATTCCTTCTTCTTCAATTACAAGAAGTTTACCATCTTCCATCATATATTCGCCAACAGGCATTGCTACTTTCTCATCATCTGTAATGATAAAGATTTCATCTCCTGCTTTAAATGATTCTGATTCTACGATTGTTCCGTTTTCAAGTTTAGCTTGTGCTAACTCTACTTTTACTTTCTCTAGAGTTTCTTCTCCTAAGAAAGTTTTTATATTTTTTAAGATTTCTGTTGCTTTCATATTACTATAACGATTATTAATTATTATTTGTATTTTTGATTATGTTGTTTTTGTTATGTTACCTATTCCTTGATTAATCATATCCCCTTTGCAGCATTCTATTGAGTATTCATCCCTATCTGCACAAAGGCAACCTCTACGACTACCTTTAGGACTTGTTTTACTTGGTGTTCTAAATTTTCTCATCTACCTTGTCCTCTATATTTTTTTATATATCCTGTTTTTCCTTTACTCGCATTCTTGCTATGTGGATGCGATTTTCTTTTTGGTTTAATATATGCTTTAATTACATTCCTAGCCATCTAATTCTTTGATCTTGCTTTCACTCCATCTTAAAGCAGCTTTACCACCCCAAAGCAAATAAGATATAGTACCACAAGCCTCTTTGTCTGATTCATTGTAATATTCATCAGCTCTGCTTAAATAAGAATACATTCTTTTAATTGTTTCTTTAGAAACTGGTTTACCTTGTGATAGTTGTTTAGCTCGTATCTTGCCAACTTGAGTAGCACACTTATTGTTGTTCTTCTCGTTTAATTCTATGCCTCTTTGTGCGTTGTTCTTTACTGCTTGAGGGTAATCACTATATGCTTCGTATTCTCTCCTCTTACCACCTTTAATTCGTTTATCTTGTTTTACTATTGATCTTATAGTTGAAAGCATTTGCTGTGCTTCTTCTTCATCAAAGTCGTTTATTGGCTCTGGTGGGCGTTCTGCTTTGTCAGCAAAGTAACCCTCTATACTAAATCCTTTAACTTTTCCTGTTTTTACATATTCATCCCATACCTCATCAGAGTTTACCTTAACAGCACCCATCCAAGTACCTACAGGCACATTTAAACCATACTTTCTAGATTTGTCGTGTACTTCATCATCTACTAGCCAAGATTCAACTAGAGTTAATCCTTTTAGTTTGTGTAGGTGTTCTAGTGTTGCATTGTTTTGATTTCCATTCATTAAATACAACTGAGATGCTTTTTCTATTGTCTTTTTAGAGAAATATATATAATAATCTTCTTCTTTGTTTTGTCTGTAGATTGGTTTGTTTGGAACTAGCAACGCACCCATTAAGATACGCTTATCGCTTGATACTTCAGCTAGCTTTACCTCTTGTGATTTTAAAGCAATAAAATCTTCTTCGATTGCTGGAGATTCTACTAATGAAATAGCTTCAATTCCTGAAAATATACCATCTCCTAAAATAAGTTCTATAATCTTCATATTATTATAACGAATTAATTTATTATTTTGTTTATCCTATACTTGCACTTGTAATTATGTTTCTATCTAACTCTTGAGCTGTTGTTACATCTCCACTTACAACAAATGCTTGCACTGGTGGTTGATTACCGAATAATGATGCTAATTGATTCACACCACTTGCACCAACTGTGCTAAATTGTGGAGGTAATGATTCGGTTGGCGTAGATGGTATAGATACTGATGGCTCACTACTTACGCTTGCTCCTCTTGCTATTGCTGGAGGCGCTGGATCGTTAGTACCCATTATAGTTTTAACGTTTTTAAGCCCTGATGCTATTATCGCTGCTGCTTGTACAAATCCAAAAATACCTCCTTGCGCAAATGCTTTGTTTGCTCCTGCAAAAGTATCTCTTATTGCTGAAGCTGCTGCTATACCTTTTCCAAACTTACTACTAGCACCAACTATACTAACTAGACTACCTATTGTTTGTTGTAGTCTTTCTTCTTTTTCTTTAGCTGCTAATTGATCTTGTTTTTTTGTAGCATCTGCAACTCTTTGATTATAGTGAGCTATTATGTTTGCTTTTTCTGATTCTGTTGCTTCTAATAAATCTAATTCTGCTAATTTTCTCTTTTTTTCTAACTCTATTTTTTTTATCTCATTATCAGCAGCTTCATTTTCCATTCTAGTTTTAAATTCAGCTTGTATTTGATCAATAGCTAAGTCATTTTCAACTGCTTCTTTTCGCTTGTCCATTAATACTTGAAAGGTTTCTTTGCTTACATATCCTACACCTGGTATAAAAAATTGATTTTCAGTTATATCTTTTTCAAAGGCTTTTTGCGCTAAAGTTCTAGTATCAACTAAATCTGCCGTTATGTTTTTTTGATCTTCAAAAGCCTTATTCAATCCTCTTGTAGTGCCTTCAGCAGCAAGTGCTTCTGTGTTTAGTTCAGCATATTTTTCATTTAACATTCCTAAAAACTCATTTTGTTCTTTAAAAACATCGACTCTCTTTTCTTCCATTTCTAAACCAATACCTCTTGTAAATCTATCCGATTTAAAATTTTCTGCCAGTTTATCGAATTTTAACCTTGCTTTCAATATTTCTGCTTCTTCCTCAGCTACTAAAGATGCAAAGGCATCGGCTTTAGCCCTTTTTTGTGTTGCTTCAATGTAAGGCTGTGTCATATCAACTATTTTTTGTAACGCACCCTCTTGATCTAATGTTACACCGTTTAAACCTTTAACTGTTTCTGTTAGTTTTGTTAATGCTTCAGTTCTAGCTGTTTCATCTGCTGTAGTATCTAAAACAACATCTCTTAAAGTTTCTAAACCTCTTGACGCGTTGGCAGCAGCTACCTCTGCATTTTCCATTGCTTCATTAAACTTTTCTTGTTCAACGTTAATAAAACCTAAAGCTATTTCTACCTCTCTAAAATTAGTAACAAGATAACCTACAGCAAGTACTGCAGCACCAATACCAGTAGCAAGTAAAGCTCCTTTTAACCCCTTAAGGCTTTTATTTGTTAATGCTAGGGCTTCGTAAGAATCCTTAAACCTTGTAGCCAAACCACCAGTAAGCTCATTTAATACACCCATAGCACCACCATTGGTAGTAACACTATCAGTTAGTGATTCAGTTTCTTTTGCAGTTCTGCTGTTCTGTACCTCTAAACTTTGCAGACTATCCGTTACTTCATTTATGTCTTGGCTTGCTTTGTCAGCACCTACTGCTTTTAATTCTACTTCTACTATTTTTCTTGCCATCTTATCTCATTTTTAAATTGTTTAAAACCCTCCTTAAATGTTTGAGGTATTTTATATTTTCCTTTTGCTATTTTAATGTTTTCTGTTTCATCTGTTGCATATAGCAACATATCTAATATATTTTTTATCATTATGTTAATACGCTATTTGTATAAGTAGCTTTTTTTACGATTAATTCTAATTCTGATTTGCCTGTTGCTAAATTCATATTAATACTATTTATGTAATATTCCTCTGCATTAATTACAATGATGTCATTAACAGAATAGTTTAACATAAAACTTATTGGTAAATTAGCAGAGACTTTTATAATTCTACCATTTTGCTCAAATGTTTGTACGATGTATTGTTTGTAAAATCTTTCAAATAAACTGTTACTATTTATATCTCCGTTAAATTCGTCAAACTCAGCACCAAAGTTTAAGGTGTGGTTTTGATCTGTTGATACATTTGAAGCAGCATTATAACTTGTAAAATTTGACGATGTTATGGGGTATTCCCCTACACCACTTTGATCTATAACTCTATTAAAAAATATGTAAGGTTTACCTAAATCTGTTTTACTGTCTGCATCTACCCACCAAGCCTCTATATTATTTGTGCTATCTCCAGAGTTATCTACTAAATTTATAAGTACAGTTCTTTCAAAAGGGATTTCTTGATTAAATGCTTGTCCGTCATATTTGTCAGGTGCTGAATAATTTAAATCTCCAAAGACTTGACTATAATTATTTAAAAATCGCAAACTTGTTTGAGTAACTGGAGGCGAGTATTTAAAATTAACTATATTAAATGGAACTGGACGATCTATTGTACTTTGTGATATATCAACATATTCGCTTATGTCTCTTGAAACTCCTTTAGTCATATAGTCATCAAAGGTTTCTACATATATAGTGCTATCTCCTAATTTAGAATAAGCAACTAAATTAAACATCTTAAATAAACCAGATAGAAAATCTATAATTTTAATATTAGGTAAATAGTCTTGAATAAAAATATTATAAGATAATGAAAAAGCACTGTTTCCATAAAAGTGCTGAGTAGTTACACCATTAACAGTTTTATCTATTTGTAAACCAAAGTCTGCCAAAGTGTTTAGAGCTGAAAATGTTATAGCTTGACTTGTATTGTTATTAAATCTAATTTCTGGATCAAAAACTCTAGTTGATAAAGTTCCACTAGTTAAATTTTGAAATCTAACTACCATAACAGAAGTAGAAGAAATTCTGTCTTGTTGTCCTAGTAATTCATTTGTTGTTTTGTCTCTTGAAACTATTTCAATAGGTGCGCCAGCGTAATTAGTTATAAATCGAAATCTTAAAGTATAAGACTCACCAGAGTTAATAGTCAGCTTTCCTCCTGATAAAACATCTCCACTACCTCCTAAATAACTATAGTCGCTCAAAGTTTTTTTAACTCCTAATAAAGTGTAATTAATACCAAAATATTTAGTTGTATTGTTTAATGCAGTATATGGAGTTTTTTCACGATGTAACCAAAGATAAAGCTCATCAAACATATCACTTCCAAAAAAAGTTTTTATACTTCCATCATCTGCCATATTAAAAGTTATGTCATATTGAGTTTGTATAGCTTCTATAATTCTTTTAAGTTTTATTGCAGGTTTCAAATCTTTTCTAAGATTAGTCCAAGTTACATCGTCAAGCCTGTCAGTACTTGGAGTGTCATAAGTGTAATAATGCTCTAAACTAATTAAAGGAACTACTACATTTCGATTAGCAAGACTTGTCGCATCAACCCCTGTAGTTTGTAAACCTACTTTAAATGCTTGTTCTACATCGCCAGTTACTGTATCACTTTTAATGTCATAAGTAGTTAAAGGGTTTAAAGAACTTAAAACCTCATTTCCAAATATATCGTTTAAACTGCTAGGCTCTCCAAAGAACACAACTTTATAAGCAAAGGGTTGATTGTTTTTCATTGATACGCCATCAAGTCTAATCTTTCCTGATCTAAATGGTACTTGATTTATTTCTAATCTTGCAGTTACTTGAAACCTAGCATCAAATCCATCTTGTATATTAAAGTTATAATAGTGTTTAAATAGTTTGTTATTTACTGAAGATGCTGGTAAATTAAAACTTTTAGAAAAAGGTGTAAAGACTTTGCTAATGTCAGATATGTTCTGAATTGAATCAGTAATGCTTATTGTCTCATCTTGAAATAAGTCAACTTTTGTGTCAGATATATATAGTTGTACTTCACGCTTCATTATACTATGTTATTAATAATGTCGTTTGATTGTTCTACCTCTAGTGTGTATTGAATTAGTCTGTCGTTTAATGATGTCTTAAATGTTAAAGAACTTGATCTTACAACAACAGGATTATAAGTTACACCTCCATAAGTAATCCAAACATACTCGCTTAATAAAATATCTTCCATTACTTCATTGTATGCCTCGATCATATAATTAGTATTTAAGGTATATCTAATATTTCCGTTTTTATTAAATATTTGATTTTGATGGCTTGTAGTATCGTAAGTACTTGAAGAATAAGTAAAGATGTTTCTTTTAAAATTATCTGATTTAGCAGTCATACTCTCAACCGACTTTAAAAAGAAGTAATGCTCTTGTTGTACTCCATTTCTATTTATAAATGTCATTAATACAGGAGTGTATTTAGGATTACATATTCTTTCTATTGTCCAAGTAAAATTTCCTGATGCTGCTGCTACGCTTGTTGCTGAGGTGCTTATTGTAGCTTTGGTTGCAGTTCCTGAGTTCATATCATAAGCAAAAGAAGCTGTACTGTCTGGTAAATATATTATCTGACTACCTCCTGTGTTTGTTAATTCGTAGTCATCTGGATCAATGTCTTGATTTACTCCTGCTGTAAATAATGAATATCCATAAAATCCTGTATGTGTTACTGCACCCTGTGCTGTCGCAGTTCCTCCTCCATCTACTGCTGTATAAGTTGTAATGACATAAGAGATAGCTACTGAATCAAATGTAGTTGCACTATCAACCCAATAATCTTTTGATAAAGTTGCTATTTCAAAGACTGTTCTATTTGATGTAGCGTTTTTAAGAATTGTATATCTTAAACTTCCATCTATGGTAAGTGCTATTTGAGCAGACAAATGTGAGCCAGTTGTTACAGTTACAAAGTAAGGACTTCTTAAAAATATATTTGCCATTATTTATTATTGTTAGGTATAATTATTGAATTGTCTAAATCATCTGCAAAAGCATTTTGTAAATCATCAGGTAATCTTTTAAATGCGGCGTTAAAAGGTTTAGTAAAAAACATTGTTGGCTTTATACCATACTTAAATATGTTTTTAGCAACTGCATATTGTAAAGATTTTCTACTTAAAAATTTACCAGTCTTTTTATCTCTAGTTCCTTCTAATCCTTTTCTTACTACCCATTGACTAAAAGCAGATGGAGGAGGCATTTTTGTAGTATAGCTATAAGGTGTGTTGTATTTCTTTTTAGTACCACTTACTCCTTTATCTTGAAATCTACCGTAATCATCCATTATAAAATTTATACCAATAGCATTACTACCTTTGAACATCTTATAGTCTAAGCTATTATATAAACTTTTGCTTACATTCATTTTCCTTTTAGTTAAATTAGTTCTCGCTTGTTGGATCACATATTTACCAAATTTATTTAAAGCCTCTTTTGTTTCTTTTAGTTGCATAAGTTTATATCGTTTGCTACAAATACATCAAAGGTGCAAGTTACTCCTGCCATTTCATTCTCGAATCTTTCATAAAAGAACTCACAAGAAGCATCTCCTACTAATTGATATAAATCTAAATGAATTGTCCCTTGTCTTAATGATCCTATTAATTTATTAACTACAGCTAATTGAGTATTAATAACATCTTGCTCATTATTGTTTCCTGTGAATATATCTGTTGTTTCTTCTTTGCTAAGGTTTACTAAGTCCATTGCTAAAACACTTATGTTAAATTGTAGTACTTGTTCTTGTATTGTAACGTTGTTTACTATAATATGACTTAAAGGAAATATTGTTTGTTTAGATAAATCTATTTCTGTGATGTCGCCTGTTGTTACAGTATTAACATTTACATCAGCTAACAACTGGGTTTTAATTGTTTCTGTTATTTGATAAAATCCTCTTACTCCTTGATTGCTCATCTTTTAGTTTTACTTTTTATTAGTTTAGCTTCTAGCTCTGTTTTGTCTTTCATAAAACTTAATGCATAAAGACAAGTATGCACATTTAATTTAGTGATATCTTCAAGTCTTGTAATATCTCCGTTAGACAGGCTGAAAATTGATTGATACCAACCCCACTTTTTTCCAAAATTTGCGCTTGAGCTAAAGTCATCTCCTCCTCCTGTAAATAATTCAGCATAACTTTCGATAAGTCCATCCCTAAATGATAAAAAAAAAGTATGGAACTCAGTACAGCGTTCATTGGCATTCCTTTCATTAAATCAGAATCATCTCCGTTGTAATCTTCTATGAGGTATTTGTTTTTTACTTTTTGTTTAATCGGACGATAAAGTACAGTCATTGCTTTATGTAAGTTTTCAAAATCTCCTATGTAAGTATCTAAATCTACATACTCTCCAAAACTCATATCTTCTAGTATTGGAATAAAACCATATTCTTTATCATTCATTGTAAAGCTCGTTACTAAAGCAGGTTTCTCTTTAAACATCTCAACAAGAACTGCTGTTATGTCTTTTATGCTTTTAGCTCTCATTGTCATTATTGTGTCGCCTCTTAAACCACAGAATATCTCTATCATTTTGATAGCTAAAAAGTTCTCATCTTCGTTGCTGTCTTGGATTTTTAAATACTTTTGATATTGTCCTAAAGTTATTTCACTTAGGGTACTAGGAATATTTGCATTTACTTTCATACATATATAACGAAGAAATAAAAAGTTTTAGAAACTATTGTATTATGTATTTACCTCTATTAGGGTTTTTAAGTTGGAAGCTCACAGCGTATCTTATTGCATCAATTAAATGATTAAATTTATCGATAGGTGTATTAGACTTTTTCTCTAGCCAAGAATAGTTGTTTAGTTCTTTGACGAGGTTTATACTATCTTCGCTTATTACTAAATCATAGTCTTGTAAAAGTGATATACCATAGGTAACGCTTCCTTGTCCTTTTACACTTGGTTTGACATTACATCCCTTTGATCGTATCTCGCTTATAAGTCTTGGCTCTGCGCTATCTGCAACTATTAAACTGTCTTTTGCGTGTTGTATGTTTAAGCGTGTTATTTCGCTTGTTGTTAGGCTAGGTAAGTAATAACATTCTTTTAAGTAAATAAGTTTGTTAGAAGTGTCTATATTAGTTTCTATTAATGTTGTAGGATCATTGCTAAATCCGTAATCTTGTCCGAATACTGATACTCCTATTTTTTTAAACTCTCCTATCTTCCAATTATTAAAGATAACTCCCTCAGCTTTATTTAACCATCCACCTAATATAGCGTGCTTGTATTTTAATGGACGTCTTATTTTAAGTTCTTCTATTTGCTTTAAAAATGATTCACTTAAGTTTTTTAGATTGTCTTGGTATGTTGTGTGTATGTAACTCGTATTATCTTTAGAACTATTAATTCCCTCTTGTATTCCTTTATCTTCAAAGAATCTTTGATATATCCAATGTTCTTTAGTAGTAGGGTTTAATATAAGTATTATTCTATTTTGGTTTTTAGTTTCTCGTATTGTTAAGTCTATCTTGTCAAATGTTTCCTCATCTGTTAATTCCTCAGCCTCATCTAGTACCCAAGTAGTAACGCCAGTAATAGATTTAAGATTTGCTGTTTGATCTCCTGATGATGTTTTGATTCCTTTAAATACAATCTTGCTTCCTGATCTTATATTAATGATTTCATCTTTAGTAATGTGAAAGTCATCAAACTTATCTAAGAGTTCTATCTTCTCTATAAATTCAGGTATAATAGAAACATATGCTGAGGTTAAAGTATATCTTGTAAATAGTATTGTATGGTTTGCTTCGTATGTAAGCAACACTAACATTATGTTAACAGAAAAAGATTTTCCTGATGCTCTACCTCCAGTAATTACATAATATCTAGTATCATTGCCGATAGCTTGATATTTAGGGTTTATGTCTATCACTTAAATTTAATTAAGTCTTTAAAACTAATGTTTAAACCTGATGATGAGTTAATGTCAATCTTTTCTTTTGGCTTTCCGTATCGGTAATTAAAGTAGATTTGTATTGCTCGTATATCGCCTTTAGCTATTAGTTCTCCTAGCTTTTGTAATGCTATCTCATTATCTATAACATTATCTAACTTCTCAACTAATTTAAGTTCATCTGCTTTAGGTTTTCTTCCTGAGCCTAATCTTCTACCTCCTCTATTTTCTAATTTGTACATTTTGAAAAACTTTGATTAATCAAATATATAACGTTAGTTTTCAGGATTTTGGTTAGGCAGTCTTTTTTTAATCTCTAGTATCTCTCTTGATAACTTATCTACCATTATATAAAGATTAGCTGTTATTCTTTCTATCTGTGCTATCTTTTGTTTCTGTGTCCATTTCTTGTCTTTCAAAATAATTCTGTTTGAGTTGTGTCTTGTTTTGTCATTATTCCTAGAGCTGTATCTAATATAGTTTTTCCTGCTTCATAATCTACAAGGTTTCTTGCTATTTTTTCCAAAACCCCAATACCTAGCTCTACTATGTGTAGGACAAGGAGGAGAACTCCAAATAAAATCAAACTCTTTATAATTGTCTAACAAGTATTGGTGAGCATCTGCTACTATTACTTTATCTTTTGGAAACCTCTCTTGATATAATCTTGCTAATTCCTCATCCCATTCTACAGCAGTAATATCGTGGTTATTTCCCCATTTATATCTATTACCTCCTAAACAAGCATAAAGATTTAGTATTTTCATTCTGTTCCAGAGATTATTTGATCGTGTGGTATTTTGTAATCGCCAAACTGTTCATCATAACCCTCGTGGAATTTATCTCCTTCTATTTCTTTTTGTAAGTGTGCTAATGCTCTCCAAGCTACCTTTGCTGTATGTCTTACTCCGTCTATGTCGTGCATACCATTTTCCATTAGGTGTCGCATAAGTGCATCTAAGTCATCGCTACTCTTTTCTCTGTCCCAATGTATGTCTTCTTCTGGGTGGTGTTGTTTACTTCCTATGTAGCTTACTCTTGCTACTTCGCATAGTGCATCAGGAAAGTATTTTATTAGTCCTTTATACAAGGGGATTTCTTTTCTCTTTTGTTTGTTCTTTTCCATCTATTTCTTTTAGTTTCATATTGTTTGTTATTTTAAGAAGTTTAATTATATCATTTGGGTATAAATATTCTATTCTATTTATTAATAAACCCTTTTTTATTTCTTCTTTGTTTCTTAAAAAAAGTTGTATTTCAGTAAGCCATTGATCTAAAAAGTCAGAATATCGTCTATGTTGTTCAAACGATTTTAAACTATGTATAGCTGTAGCGTGATTATAACTCTTACCATTAGCTTCATAAAATTCTTTTATTTGATGAAATGACATATCAAAATGATTTCTTAATACAAAGGTAAATAATGATCTTGCCTCTATAGTATATCTTCTTCTGTTGTTTTCAAATATATTTACTCCTGAAATATCATTTAAATAATTGGCTACTCTCTTTGCTTCTACGTTCATAATGTTCCTTTTATGCAGTAACTATCTATGTCTGCTCCGTTAATAAAAAATGTCTCAAACACCTCAAGTGCTTTTGTTACTTTAGCTTTTCCTTGTAAATAAAACTCCTCACTTACATCATAAATTCCTATGTCTAATGAGCCTTTGTCTATAGCTGCAAACTTAAATTCTTGGTAAGGTTTGTTAAATAATTCTGTATATAAATATACTTGTACATCATAGCCATATTTTTTAGCTGAGTAGGGGAAGGCTTTTAAATCGCTTGTTGTTTTAAGATCTACTAATCCTTTTCCTAAGACATCTGCTTTGCCTCTAAAAGGATAACCTTGCACCATACCTATCGCAGGTACTTCAAACTCGCAATCTGTAATAAGTTTTAAAGCGTGTTCGTTTCTAAAAAAAGCATCGGCTAGTCTTTCAGCGTCATTCTTTTGTTTCATCGTGTAGACTTTGCCGTGTTCTTCTTTGGCTAGTTTATAAGCTTTAGTGTTTTTAGATTGTACATCTACAAAGATTTGTGAGTTAAATACATCTGGCTCTAAGATACAAGTATGAAATAACCAGCCAGCATCTAAAGCATTTGATTCTTGTGATCCGTATTGTGTAACATATTTATATTTCTTTGGGCTGTCTAATAGTAACTTGATTGATGAAGAGCTTAGTGCAGCCTTTCCAAGATAACCATAATAAAAATCGTCTGATTTCATTAGCTCTAATATTTCATCTTGTCTAAATGATTCTCCGTCTAGGAGTTGAATAGTATCCATAGTAATGTAAGTATTATGCCTAAGTAACTAAATGCTAAGGCTTTTATTTTGTTTTCGTATTTTTTCATTTGTAACTGTCAATGTTTTT